AAATCAATCAGGAAGATTACTGTGATTTTGAAATTGATTTTACCACAGCGAAAAGGAAATCTATAAAACCACAAATCGCCCGATATAAAAGAGAAGTTTTGAAAGCCTACGATTGGTATTTTTTGGAACAGACTGGAAAAACGAAAAGACCATTTGTTTATAAAAAGTGGGAAGATGCTTTCCGAATGAAATGGTACGCCAAACAATTCGACTTTTTACATCATACAGCAAAAAAAATTATTGATAAATAAATTATGAAAATATTAGCATTGGATATTGCGACCAAAACAGGTTGGCGCACGGAAACAGCTTCAGGAGTTTGGGATTTTAACAAACAAAAAAGAGCGGATTCCTATGGCGTTCGGTTAATTCGCTTTAAATCAAGTCTAAGAGAAATACTCGACCTTGAACAAATAGACATTGTTGTTTACGAAAGACCCGCAGGAATGTTTAAATCTTCAATTATTGTAGCGTCTGAAATGATTGGGGTACTAATCGCTCTATGTGAAGAAAGAGGAATACAATATACCGCTTATTCTGCCACAGAGATAAAGAAGTTTGCTACGGGAAAAGGGAATGCTAAAAAGCAAGATATGATAGATTCAGCAGTTGAATTAGGATTCAATGTAATTGACGATAATCATGCTGACGCTATCCATTTATACAACCTCGCAAAAAAAGATTTAGAATGATAAAAAACCTTGATGACTTAACATCATTGTGCAAGAAGTTGCCAGAAAATGAAAATTATATTACGATAGAGTGTAGCACAGAGCAATATAAAACACTTCTAAAATTAACAGAAGCGAAAGATAAACCTTACATCAACGCAATATACGAAAAGTCGGTTGATTTCGCAATTAAAATAGGTTCAAAAGTTATTGTAATCAAAGAAAATATAATACTTAATTTATCAACCAACCATTATTTTATTTTAAAATGACGCTAACCCTATACGACCAAGACTTCGATTCAGAATTACTTACTAAAGTAACCGAAGCAGTAAATTCAGATTCAGAAAAGATTACCATTTATTTACATAGCGACGGAGGATGGGTTTGTGTTTGTCAGGTACTATTGAATATTATCAATAAAAACAAAGACCGATTTAAATTAATTGGATTTGAAAGTTTAAGTTCAGCAGGATTTGAATTTTTCATAAAAGCAGAATGTGAAAAAGAATTATTGCCTTATACTTTGGGAATGATTCATCAACACCAACGGAAGGTAACATTAAATAATAACCTGAAACCAACTTACAGTGACGGAGAAGCATCTATGGAAAGAGTAAAAAAATACACAAAACCCGATGATGAAATTTTCATTAAGCAATTAGGTCTAAACCCAAAGGAATTACGGGAATACAAAAAGGGCAATAATGTCTATTTCCAGTACGACAGGTTTTTGGAAGTAGTAGAAAATTATAAAACAAATTTATTATGACAGACGACAGAAAAATATCAGAATACAAATTCAGCGAAATGAATTTCAGCCTTGAAAACGTTATTAATATTGCAAAAAATAACAGTTATATCGAAGGACACTTTAGAGTAGGAACAAAAATAGCAAGATTATTTCAGGCGAGAGAAATTGATGGTAAGGTAAAAATATTTTAAATACTTATCCACAAAATTAGTGAGTATCAAAGTAAATGCCTTATCTTTGAGTATAATTAAAAAATAAGATTTTGAGAATTACAATAGATTACGATGACACCCTGACCAAGCCACACGTTCAGGAACTTGCAAAAAAACTGATTAAAAATCACGAGGTTTATATTTTAACCTCACGTTGGGATTGTTTATATCGGAAGATGTATAAGCACATGAAAAGCAATGACGACCTATTCAGAACCGCAGAAGAAATTGGTATTCCACACCGAAATGTAATCTTCACAAATCAGGCAATGAAGTTGGAGCATATCGTTCGAGGAAGAGTAGGGATTCACATAGACGATAATAAAGGCGAACTTGATTTAATCAACAGCAGTTCGGGTTGTAAAACCTTTAATTCGCTAGACCTTGAAATTGAACAAGACGTTTTAGAATATTTAAAAGAAATTTAATTATGGAATTTAAAGGAACAAAAGGAAAGTGGAAATTATATAAGCACGCTTTTGCTTGTGTTGCATCTGATGAATCAAGTTTATTAGTTAGTAATTGCGGTGGTAGAACTTCAAATGTAAATGCAGACGAATTATATATTGAACAACAAGCTAACGCCTTACTAATTTCTAAAGTACCAGAAATGTTGGATTATTTAATGGATGCGATTAATGAAAATAAATCAGGTGAGAAGATTAGTGATGGATGGTTTAAAAATGTAGAACAGTTAATCAAAGAAGCAATAGAATTATAATGACAGTAACACAATATTTCACCGCACCAAAACTGATAATCCAAAAAGCTAATTGGGAAAAATCAATAGTACAAACCACAAAGAAAGTTTTAGTAAAAGACTTCATGGCAAAGCATAAAAAGATTGACGAAAAAGAATGTCATAGATTAAATCATGTTATTGTAACGTTTATTTCCCGCGAAATTGCAGACTCGCTTCTTATTTTTTCAGAACGCAAATTGATTTCTACGAAAGACATTAATTACTTCGAGAAACTTGCAAGTGCTGATAATGATTTTATTTCAGATGGATATAGAAAAAGCGGTGCAATAAATAGGTTGGGCGAAGATTTTGAAATGGTTATTAACACATTTAATGCCCTTTCAGAAAAATCACTTTCTGACTTTCAAAGAAAATCAAATCCTTTATTGTCAGAAATTCTATCTGTAATTTATTCAATGAAACATATTCAAGTTGTAGTTCCTATTTTATGTAGTGTGATAGGCAGGCTTCCTGAACCAAACACCATGAGAATTATAAAGGAAAAAATAGCTGAATTGCAGAATTTATTTATGAAGCAATATGCAGAAGTCAGTAATGCCAAGACTTTTGATTTCGATAGGTTTCAGAAAACATTTCAGAGAATTGCAGGAATGACGACAAAAGAATTTACACAATATGCTAACGAATTACAATAATGGAATTTCAAATTGACTTTAATAGAGGCGATAATGATAAGCTACTTGAAAAATTAAGAGCAGTTCATAAAAAATCACAAGACCATGAATCATTAGGATATTTTATCGAGATAGAAGATTTCGCTCAATTAGAAGAATTTGAAAAAAAAGTAAACAAGTTATTAGATTATAAATACTCATTAATCATAGGATTTAATCCCGCAACAATATACTTAGATAATGTTTAGTAGGAATATTTACCAGAGATTTACATTTGCAATCAGAACTATTACAATTTTATATTGTTTGTTAGAAATGTATTTTATTGTTTTTGATTACTATGGATTCTTGGAAAGGATAATAAATTACAGTAAATTCTACTTCATATTAATCTACTTATTAATACTGCTTACAGCAATTCAAAATATAATAACCTATAACAAAGAAAAGCTATGACACCGAAAGAAAATGAAGTAGATAACTTTAACCAGTTACGACCTTACTTCGATAATTTAGAAGATAACGACTTTATTTTTGTACAGATTATTCAGAGAAAAAAAGAAATTCCTGAACTTGGTTGTAATAATAGGCTTATTAAATCTTATACTGTTAAATCATTTAATGATCTTGTAAAATATAAATCAGAAATTATTTCAATATGCAAAGTATTAAATGCGCGTGCTTATGTTCATTTATCACCACGTAATTTCAGAACAATTCAATCGGATATGTTAGCTTCAATAGCTGAATATTTTAAATCCAATACCTATCAACATATTCCAAAACTATTCAATACTGCTTGTGGAAAATCAAAAGGAAAAATAAAATTATGGATAGCTGATTTGGATTCAAATGATAATAGTCAATTTATTGCAGTAATGAATGAAATTTCGTTAGTGGAAAAAAGACAACTTATATATGATATTTTTAAGACAAAGAACGGGTGGCATTTTATTTTAAATCCATTTAATATATCTGCTTATGATTTTCCACAAGATGTAGAGATTCATAAAAATAATCCTACAATTTTATACACTACATTATGACACGAGAAACACAATCCCAATTATTAGGCGAGTTCTACGCTGAAAAGAAAAACGTACTCAAACTTAAAGGCGAAGACTACGCCAATGAAGATGTACTTTCAAACTTCAAAACAGCAGGTGCTAATATCGGTATCTCCGCAGAACAACAATGCCTTTCTGCAATCTCTACAAAAGTCGCTCGATTAGGAAACTTGTTATCAGGAAAAACTCCAAACAACGAATCTGTTTCAGATAGTATTTTAGACCTTTCAAATTATACGGATTTATTGTATTGCTTGGTGAATGAGCAAGAAGAAAATCTGATTACCCGAGATGATTTAGGAAAAATAAAAAGTGCATTTAATAAAAATAAAGCGGACTTCTTAAAAAGGAAACACGCAAAATCACAACCTTTAACAATTGAAGAATGTTTTGAAACATACAGGGATGCCTTAATAAAAAATCCGTTTCAAGATATTGTAGTGAATAAAATAAATCAAGAAAACCCATTTACCCAAGATGATGTAGATAATTTTAATGACAGCGGAATAAAAGTATAAAGAAACAATGATGGTAAAATAGAAATAGTTGAAATTAAAAAACCTACTGATTTACTAAAAATCAGAAATGAATTTAATAAATACAGAAATGAATTTAATAAAAATACTGAACCACAAACAAAGCGTTGGGAAAATGTAAAGCCTAAAGCAATCATAAACCAAATTAAATGGACAGATAAATGTAGCGATACTGCTGATAAAATTGAAGAAGAATTACGGAAATTGGAAAACTCTAAAAAGTTTCATGATGATCTTAAAAATGAACTATCTAAGTTATCTGAACTTTCCGCAGAATTAAATAATGAAAAAACCGAATGCGATTGCACCGAAATACCAACAGAATACAAACCAACTCCTGAACCAACCACAGAACCTTATGAGCCGAAAGTTGGAGATAGGTTTGATGGTTTGGGTCGAGTTTTTAGTTGGGAAATAGAAAATATTAGTGATAGAATCATTACTCTTAAAGCATTTAATTGTTATGGTTTTAAACAGCGCGTTACACTACAAGAGTTTTTAAGTATGATGGAAGCCAGATTATTTATAAATATCAATTAGCAACCCGACATTTCGCATAATAGGAAAGTAAATTTATGGTAAACAATATCCCCATGAACAAGAAATGGTTATGCGAAATCTACGCAATAAATAACATCACAAAAGAACTTGAAACTTTTATTTCAGAAGAGTATATCGAAGCTAAAACATTGCAGGAAGCAAAACAAATTGCAACCCAAGATTACCCTTATCTAAACCCAGTCGAAGAATTACTGGAAATGGAAATGTTCACCCTCGATATTAACGATGCGGAATCAGAAATATATTTCATCGAAGTTTCCGACAATTACATCAAGTACAATTAAAATGAATACCACAGATACAACAAAAGAAGTAGAGGATATTATCTCGTTATTGTTTCCAAATCATTTCCTAAAACGCGATTTAAAAAAGCTCGAAGCAATTTATGTCGCAGGGATTACAAAAGGTCTTGCAGTCGCCAAAGAAACAATCGCCAAGTGTGAAAAAGAAAACCCATTACTTAAAATCGAAGATTTTTAAATTAGAAAAAATAAATGAAAGTAGAACTACTAAATATTTTCGGCAATGATGAAATGGTAGCGACCGCCGCTCGAGTTTCATTTCAGAAAGAAGCCACTAATTACCACGAATCGCAAAATGAGAAGCTAATTAATTTCCTCGCAAGAGAATCACATTGGAGTCCTTTCTCCCATCCACAATTACAGTTCCGTATAGAAATGCCAATTTACGTTGAAAGGCAGGTGATTAAGACTCAAACTGGCGTTACCTATAATTCTATTTCAGGAAGATATGTTGATTTTTCAGATTCCTATACTTTAATCCCTGAAGGAGAATGGAGACTACAATCAAAAGATTCTAAACAAGGGAGTAGTGGTCTCGCAAATCCATCAGCGCAGATTATTTGTAGTGGCATACAAGATTTTGTTAACCGTGAATGTAAGAAAGCATATCAGGACTTAATGGATTTAGGGATTTCAAAAGAACAAGCTCGAACAATTCTTCCGCTTAACCTGAATACTACGCAAATTTGGACAGGAAGTTTACTCGCATTCATCCGTTTATACAATCAAAGGATTAAACCTGATGCTCAAAAAGAAACGCGCGATGTTGTAATTGAAATGATGAAGCAATTAAAGGAAACTGGCAAATTCAAATACTCGCTTGAAGCATATAAAGTGTAATTACTTTTCCACAAAATACATATTTATTAAATAAATTATTTCATCTTTGTAATATGATATTGACGGATAAAGCCAAGTCTGATTTCCTCGAGTGGTATGGAGCAGATGAAAGATACTTTGAAACCACCGCTACTAAAACAGAAGAGTACGCGAATGTGATTGAATGGTTAGATAGTGTATTTATGCCTATAACAATTACTAACGAGTATTATGATAGATATTATTTTTCGTGGAATATAAACATGGTTAAACCTAAATATTCACCCAATGGATATGATACTCGATTAGAAGCTACAGAACAAGCAATCAAAAAAGCAAATGAGATTTATAACTCGCAAGATTTCGCTCAATGTGAATACTGCACCTGCGATTTTGTAATAGTAAAGAGAGATACTAAAACAGATAAGGGATATTGCAACGAATGTAACAAAGAAGTAAAAGAATAACTATGAAAGATAAACCATTTGAATTAAACGACAGAGTATACGATACCGTTTTTGGTTGGGGATCAATTACTAATACAGAAAAACCAGAGCGTTTTAAAGATTATCCGCAACCATTTAAATATGAAGTTAAATTCGATAGTGGAGAAGATATGCTCTATGATATTAACGGAAAAAAAATAGCAGCACAATCTCCAACTTTATTTTTTAAAGAACCAGAGTCAAGCGAAAAAACTCACTATTTTTACCCGACAGAATTCCATTTGAACAAAACAAAAAAGAATGGATTTGATTATTTTGAGATTATTGGCAGTATGTTTATTGACGGTAATGAAGTTAAACAAAAAACCAATTTTGAATCTTTTGATTTAGATTACTTGAAATTTATGTTTTTTAGAATAAAAATGGCTTTAGAAAATATAAAAGAATAGCAACACAAAACCAATCGCTCAATGAAAAAGCCACTGTACTTTCTAAAACCTAAAGGTAAAAATAACCCTGATGCGAATCAACCATCCGAAACATTATTCGATGAAGTAGTACTAAATAATCTGATTCAATATAAAGAAATATCTAATGAGTCTTATGATTCAGAAAGAATATACTTAGGTTATGATGACGAATGGATGTGTTGTAAAGTTCAAATTAAAGTTCCAGAACATTTAAGTAAGTCAATCACAAAAGATGCTATTAAAAAATTTGGAATATAAACAATCACCCATGACAGACCTTAAAACAGAAATAATCCTTTGCGAGTGCTACGACCTACACCATCAAATGATAGTTATCCACGATACAGATGATAACCTTGTTTACCTCAATGTAAAATCAAACGTAAGAGGATTTTGGTACAGATTAAAATACTTATTCGGATTTATAAAATATGATTTCGCTGAATTTATAATTAACGAACAAGATATTCCAAAGTTTGAAGCGATAATAGAAACACTTAGAAAACAATAAAATGAGAACCCACGATAAAGAAATAGAAACAATCGCAATGGACTTGCTTTCCCAAATCGGAGAAAAACCAAATTACAGCAACAATGATTTAGTGAATACTGTGATAATATTTCAAACCGCCTTAATGGACAAACTATACGATAATCAAAACTATCTTAACATGAGCTTAGATGATCGTTGTATAATGACTGAAAACTGTGGCACTGAACTACGAGAATTTATTTTGAAATACACGGGATTAGATACGTTTAAAATAGTATAAAAGAAAACAAAATGAAATATTTTATGGATTTTGAATTTTTAGAGGGAGATATTCCTGTAAAAATATTTGGACTAAATATTCCAAAATGGTTAATAAAGCCAAACAATACAATCCAACCTATATCTATTGGGTTGGTTAGTAGTGATGATAGAGAATACTACGCTATATCAAAAGACTTCAATTTAAAAGAAGCGTGGAATAGATATGATTTAGAACCAGATATTAATAATGGCGGAATAAAAAAGGTTTATTGGATTCGAGAGAATGTTTTGAGACCTATATTTGATGAATTTTTAAATCCAGTAATGGATTCTAAAGATAATAATTTAAGAGTGTTTAATTATAAAAATTTCAAAACACTTGTCAATAAGTACGGCAAATCTAACAAACAGATTGCTGACGAAATAAAATTATTTACAATGCAGTATTCTGAAAATAAAAATGAAATATGGGATAAGCCAACATTTTACGGCTACTATTCAGCTTACGACCATGTTGCTTTATGTTGGCTATTTGGAAAGATGATTGATTTACCAAAAGGATTTCCGATGTACACGATTGATTTGAAGCAGATTTTAGATGAAAAAGCAGGATCTAAAGAATGGTATTATGGCAGAGATATATGGAGTAATTCAAAAAACAGATCAACCGATTTACAGGAAAAAGACCAACCCGCTTCACTTGAAGAAAAGATTGGAAAATTAAAACGACATGATGATTACCCACAACAAACCAATCAACATAATGCACTCGCAGATGCGAAATGGAATAAAGAACTATATGAATTTCTAAAAGATGTCGCACAATGAGAAAATACAGAATAATAAAAGAAACAAATTTAGATACAGCAGAAGAGATGTATTACCAGAAATAAAAATTACTTCAAAAATAAATTTATAAAATAAACTATTCCCCTCTGATTAATTTCATTGGGGTTTTTCTTTACTTACAGAAACACACCTAAAATCAATTAAAACAATCTAAGTAATGTAATCGTATTAGAAATGATTTAAAGTCGCTCAAATCAAAGATATGATAGGTAGAAATGAATGTGAAGATATAAGTTATACGCAAAGAAATATAAAAGAAAGAAATTTGTAGGAATTATATGCCGAAAGATATAATCTGTTACTTCAAATTATTAGATGTACTCGGTTATCCGCTCTTATGTCAGATATAGTATAGGCGGGGCGAAAAAAATTTGCGTTCGGGATCGGTTTGAAAATGACCCCGGGGTCTGATTTGGCGCAAAACCTTTTTGAGATTTGAAACTGGTTTTGGTTCACTCGGTTCTGTGTCTCTCTGTTGGTTGGTTCTATGTTCTGTTTCCTATGTGGAAACAAAATAAGGTTCCTGCGTAGGTTGATGATTACCCTTATTTCATAGCATATCCTATACAAAAAACTTTTTTCCTATGTCTTAACCTCCTGACGTTTGGCTGTACGTTTTTTTTCTTGGCAATGATCCAACAGATTTAATTCTAAAGGTGTTTAAATTCCTTTTAATAGGTCTGAAGTGGTGCAACCTATTGAATGAGCTATCTTAATAATCTTACTTACCGGAGCATTATCTGTCATTCTGTAGATGAAAAATCTATCTTCCTTCATTTCTTCGCATAAAGTTTTAATACTGCTCTTTCGTTCCTTTAGTTCCTGTTTGATATTCATCTTAATTAAGTCGATGTTAGTCCTCATACTATCTTTTTTTATTAAATGTTAGTCCTTGCACTATCAAATATATGACTGGAATATATTTTTTTGTCCTTTGCTTAGTGAAATAAAGTTCAAAAACATAGCATTTCCGTTATTGTATAGGCTATTGAAATAAAAACCTTCCCTAAAAAATATAAGGTAATTAGCTTATAAAGTGCAATTATAAGGTAAAAAGCTAATATAAGGTTAAAAGCTTATATTTCTATTGTTGGTGCTGTGTTGGTTGTTTGTTGTCTTATTGCTGTGTGCCTTTGTTTATGGTGTTTTAAGGTGTATTTCTGTTGTAGTGGTGTTATATGTAAGACTTGTAAAAGATAACAGGTTTGCTGTATTTAAGTTTGATTGGTGGGTTTACTTTTATTCTCTTCTTATTATTATCTTGATCCTTCCCCCTTCGGGGTCTTATCCTTACTCTCTCTTCTCTTTAAAATATCTTTAAGCACATTGGGCGAAATGTCGGGAATGATCTATTTTAACGCTGTGAGAATTGCACAGAATTATTTTTGTGTGTAATTGTCTTGTAACATTTAAACCTAAAGGCGTTAATTTCTGTAATTTGGTGTAATTGTGCTTCAGTCTTAATAAACTCTCTGGGGTGCTTTGCTTCCTCTTGCTCTCTTTCCCTTAACGCTTCTTTTCTCATTGGGCGAAATCTCCCGTAATAAAGCACAAAAAAACCACCTAAATTTTAAGTGGTTTAAATTTGTTAAGGTCTTTTTTTTTATTTCTTCAGATAATAGGAGTCTTTTATTTTGTGAGTTCCTGAATGTTTTATTTGGTTATCATCTGCGAAATTTACGGCATCAGCTTTACAGGCAAATTCTAATTTTTTAGGATTAATTAATTTAATTTTCATATTGATTTTTTTTAAATGTTAGTTTATTGATTTTTGATGTAGCTAAATAATACGTACTATTAACATGATGTTCATAAATTTTTCTTAATAAATCGCTTTTGTGTTTTTTATTGCTAAAATTATTTATTTCTTCAGTGGCAATATTTAAAAGATAATTATAGTACGGGAATTTCTGCGCAATACTATTTAATGCATTTTGTTTTTGTGCTGGATTTAGATTTTTCATAATATTAAATTTAATTTGTTTTGTTTCCTTTTTTAGGATATTCAAAGATATAACAATTTATTTTAATGCACAAATTTTATTTTAAATATTTTTATACTTTTTTAATCCAGTATTCCCCACTAATAAACAGATAAATTAAAAATAATTGTATTGATAATCAAACACTTACAAATAATACACAAAGTTTTATTAAAATATTTTGTTTGTGTCAATTATTGTTATATATTTGCTATGTTAATAAGAAACAAAACAATAAACAAAATAATTAATCTTTAAAATTTAACATTATGACCACGAACAGAATAAAATTAAAATTTTGGGCTATCATAGCACAACAACAGGAACACACATTAACGCTTTTTTAGAATTTTATGGATTTGACCAAATGACAAAAAAAGAGATTTTAGCAGTCATTTAAAAAACCCCCTTCCGCTGCAAAGAAATGACAAGGCAAGCGATATGCCCAGCGGAACAAATTAACCTTAAAATTTATCAAAATGAAAACATTGACAGAACTAACCAGCGCAGCAATTAACATTATTTTTCTCTCTCTTGCATCCGTAGCCATTACAGGCATATTGGGCGGAATTTATTTTTTAATTTCTGAATTATCTAAATTTTAATATTATGAAAACAGGAACCACAACGCCAATTTATAACGGCAAAAGCATTCGATTTATGTTAGAGCGTAAACCCGAAGGAATGACAAAAACAGACCGTAATTGGTATATAAAAAATTGTCAAGAGGTTTATATAAATGAATCCGAAGGAGTAAATTTAGGATATTGCCAAGCGGTCAGAAATACAAATTTCTGGATGATAAAAAAGTATTTAACCTTAAATTTCACCCAATGAAAAAAGCAATTTTAACCGCCTTAATTATTTCTCTCATGTTAGTAGGATGCGCCATAGTAGAGGGAAGCGGAAGCAATAGCGCAGAGATCGACCAAGCACAGCAGGAAAGCGTATTAAAAGCCTACCAATTGAGCGAAACGACCCAAGCATCACAGGAATAACAAAATCCAACATTTAACTAATTACGAAACGAAAAAAAATTAAAGAGATGATACTTCAAAAATTTACAACACCCGAAGAAGATAGAAATTTAACTATTGAAAAAATCGAACACCACCCGCTTCATTGGGTAATCGGGCAAATTTGGCTAACTTTTAACAGTAAACTGATGAAAACCGCCAAAACCCTGAAAGGAATAGAAAAAGAAAAACAGAGATTAATAGAGAAGTGGAATCTTAAAGAAATTAATATTAACGACTAACCAATTCCGAAACCTTTTAAAAATAACGAAAATGGCGAATCTAACAAAGTCACAGCGACACAACCGAAATTTAGATAGAATTTTTAACGATTATAACGAGCGACAAAATAAGTTACCTCCAGTTATTCTCTATTCCAGATTTTTAGAGATAGCAGAAGAAAAACTTTCTATTTCAAAAGACGAAGCAAGAAATAAATACGGACTTTACACCGTAAAAGAGTGGGAAACATTACTTAAATTAGGGTGGAACAAATAATAAATTCCGAAACCTTTTAAAAATAACGAAATTATGAAACCAGCAGACAACCAAAAACTAAATAAAGTTTACCGATACGATGAAGGCACAATGACCACCAAAGAATGGTTAGAACTTCACAAATTACAAGGAGCGACACTCGATGCACACGCTTTAAAAATCAAAGGTGAAAACTCATATTACACCCTAAGCATAGCGGAAATTGATTATTTTAATTCACTTAAAAATCCAGAACCTAAAATAGATTTTTTCCACACCACAATCCAAACTAAATTCGGAAGCACACCAATTTACGGAGAATCATTGCAGGAATTATTCAAACACGCTGAAGAGTACGGAGAAAATGATGTAGAATTTTTAGTAATGCAATATGCTATTTACAAAAATGGAAACCCAGTGCAAGTAGAGCAACTTTGCACAGAATTTAATATTAATTATTAAAACCAATTATTATGAACACACAAGAAAAAATAGAAAGATTGCCAAAAGCAACACGGCAGGAGGTAACAAATTACGAAACGAAACACAAAATTTAACACTATGAAAAATTCAGCAGAACAAATAACGAAAGACGAAACGCAGGAGAAAAAAATGATAGTAGTTATTTCTAACATGGATAATTCCACTTATTTCTTCTCTAAGGATCATTGTCAAAATCATGGTATGGGAGATAGTTTTGTACCATGCACACATTATATACCAAGTCGAGTAGTGCCAAGAAAATCAGTTCCAGATGGTATAATTAAAAATATTACAGACCTTGTAGCAGTATTTTATGATGATATGGTTGAAATAGATAATCCTAATCCAAATTTTAAACCAAATAAATAACGAACCATGAACACGCTACAAATAATAAATCCCGAAACGCAAATAATCCCCGAAGTAAATTTTGAATACTTTTCAGATTTCGCTCAATACCGTTTAAAACAAATGGAAACAGGGCAAATCTTAACCGAAAAGGGAGTAAGGTATTCCGCGGCGACAATAAGAATTTACAAGTCTGCAATCACCTTATTTAAAGAGTTTGAATTATTGCTACAATCGAAAATAAAGATTCACGAAATGAACGGGAGAACCGTAAAGGCTTTTGAGCGATTTTTAATTTCCAAAGGTTTAACTTTAAATTCCGTAGGGCAGTACACCGCAAAGATAAAGGCGATAGGAAACTTTTTGTTTGCCGAAGATATAGGATTGAAACCTGTGAAGCATTCTGTTAAATCCGAGAAGCAACCGCAAATTTATTTATCACTTTCCGAACTTCAGCAAATAACGAATTGCGAAACGCTTACTGAAGGAGAAAGAAGAGCAGCAGATATTTTTTTGGTTCAATGTTTTACCTCATTACGACACAGTACGCTGAAAAAGTTTTTGAAAAATCCTTTTGCGTATGTTAAAGAGCATGAAGGGAAATCATTTATTGATGTAATCGCGGATAAGACTGGAGAGCAGTGTGTAATTCCACTGTCGGCAGTTGTGGCACAGATAATAACGAAATACAACGGAAGTATTGACGTGCCTTCAGAAGTTTATATGAACAGCGTACTGAAAACTATTTGCCGAAAAGCAGGAATTGACAACCCAGTTCCCGTACGAATAACGAAAGGAGGAATGATGACAGAAGTGTTAGTCGAGAAGTTTCACAAAGTTGCGACAAACACAAGCAGACGAACTTTCATCACTATCATACGCAAGTACATTAAAGACGATAATGCAGTTACCAAGATGACGGGACACACCTCAATTTCGCAATTGACCCATTACGCACAGTCCACAAAGGTAGATGAAATTCTACCATACTTAAATAACGAATTTTTTAACATTGAAATATAATTATTATGGAAAACAATTGTCCTAAATGTGGCGAGCCTATTAAAATACCACCAAGAGTTTTTAGAAATTTAGAAAGTTATCGGTCTGATTACGCTTTGAGTATTTCTGAATGTTGCGGGAATGCATTTGTAGTAAAAATCATAACAAGTTTTAAAATCACAGAATATACTGGAGAAAAGGAAGAAGATGATTGGGGAGAAAAAATAACAAAGAAAAGAACCTAAAAAGTTTTCCACAAATTGACACATATCAAATATTTTGTATAGATTTGTAACAGCAAACCAAAATCACAATTATGAAAACACTAATTAAATTATTCAGAACCCCGATTTATAGCGTTCACTCAATGGTTTACTACAACCATAATACACAGAAAAGAATGCTTTATTCCGCAACATTACTGTTCGGAAGAGTATTAGACAGCACAGATGAACTTTCACCATGGATTTAATTATTTTGCGAAATCTCGGTTACAATTTACAACCGACCAACAAACCGAAAGAATGGTTGTTATATGACACGAATAAATTTTCCATAACCTTCACAGCAAAAGACCTTTCAGACGCAGTGAGAAAAGCAGAAAAATTAATTAAGGAACGGTAACGTTTCGTGGCTATGTGCAGTAGCGGATTAAAAACGATAAACTTTAAATATATAACGAATGATGATAGTAGAACAAATGTTGAATAACGCACCGAAACCGCTATTGCATATAGCCGATGTTAGTGGCAGTGCTTTGTTCAATGCCGATTGTATGGATATTTTACCTCTTATTCCTGATAAATCGGTTCAACTTATTTTTGCAGACCCACCATATTTTAAAATAAAAGGAGATTTTGATTTTATTTGGAAGTCTTTTGGAGAATATCTTGCTGATGTTGAAAAATGGGCAATGGAATGTAAAAGAATATTAGCGTATAATGGAACTGTTTTGTGGTATGGTCATTCTAAAAACATTGCTTATTCTCAAATCATTTTAGATAAATATTTTACATTAGAAAGTAGTATAGCGATAGAATTAACAGCAGGACATATAAGAAGAAGCAATAAAGAAAGTTTCAGAAGATTTGCACCTTGTTCTGAAAGAGTTTTAATGTACAGCACAGGCAAAAATAATAAAGAACTTTGCGGTGATTTGATAAGTAAAATAAAAGAAACAGCAACGGAAAAGGAATTTATTGATTGCTTTATGAAACTTGGAATTTGTAAAAATGAAGCAAGTGCAAAAGTATTAGCGACTTACAAAACAGGAAAACATAAAACAAGATTTGATTTAATGAGCAAAGAAATGTATGATACTATTGGATGTTGGAATTATTCTTATGAATATTTTACAGAACTATTTAATAAATCAATACGAACTTTTAATTCGATAGGCATAACCGATGTGTTTCGGTATAAAGAAAACACAAAAGATATGAGTAGCACAAATCATCCGACACAAAAACCTATGGAACTAACTAAAATGTTTATAGAGATGACAACAAATAAAAATGACAATATAGTTATTCCTTTTGTTGGAAGCGGCACTGAATGTTTAGTAGCAAAGGAGTTAAACCGTTATTTTATTGGAATTGAAAAAGAGGTAAAATATTATGATTTGGCAGTTGCTCGTGTGTTCGGGCAGCATTGCCACTAACGCTTGGCAGCTTGGCGAAGGTGGCACTTGCAGAATGTTGAAAGTTAGCAGAAATTTAATGTGCTATTTCTTATATACGCTGTTAGCACCAGTACAGATTATTAACCAATAAATTAAATTGAAATGACAAAAGAAGAAGTGAAATTAAAAGCAGAGAACTTGTTAAAAGAAATAAGTTTTAAAGCACCTTTACACTACGAAGAATGTATTGAGATTGCATTGCTAATTGTAGATAAGATTTTGGAAGAAAACCCAACAAAAACTTATTGGGACACTTACGATGATGAAACACCATCTGCTATTACAGTTTGGAGCGAAGTAAAAACTGAATTAGAAGCACTAAAGTAGTATTGCCACTAACGTTTTGGGTATTGCCGAAGGTGGGGCATTAAACCACCGAAGTTAAATTGAAAAACAAAATTATATATGAGTACAAATGATAAATTGAAAAACGAAACCGCCAATGACGCAAATAATGTGTTATGTGAGGTTTTATTTGATAATCTTGTTAAAAACCTTCGTAAAAACGGATATACAGTAACCGTTTCATTAGAGGATAAATATAGATTTGCAAGAGTAAAAGGTAAATGGATTACTGCTGGTTTTTGCGAACCAAACAATGGAGAATCATATTCATATATTGATGGTAAAATTTGCTTTGATAATGTAAAGTGCTTTGATAAATGGAGCAAATGTCCTTATTCATTTCCTATTCCACGAACTGAAAAACAATTTGATTATATATTATCAAAGATGCAATATTTAGCATCTCCTGAAGGATATAAAAAATCAAATGGATATGATTTGGAATGTGAGGACGAGTTTCCTGAAAATATCGCATAACGTCCGCCCAGCTTTGCGAAGGCAAGGATTTAGAAGTAATAATTTTCAATTTAAAACAAATATTCAAATGAAACACAGATTTTCAATTAACCAATTAACCCTTGCTTTTGCAAGTTTGTTGTTGTGCGCTGTTTTTTTATTCAGTTGCACTCAACCAAAAGAGCGTAAAATTAGATTTTCAGAAGATGAATTATTAACACTTACTAGACGTGCATTCTTGGAAGGATACAAAGCTGCGCTTTTGAACCAACACGAGGACACGATTTGGGTTAAATTATCAAGTGAGTACAGTGAGCCTTTTAAATAGCGCACAACGGAAAAAGGCTTGGTTTTCGGCGGGGATAAGAAGTGGAAACCAACTACAAACACAAAACTAAATTAAACAACAAATAGTGCTACTGATGACATTCAACCCCGCTGAAACCAAACTAATGTTAGGTGCAGTGCTTTTAAAAACAGAATTATGAAACATGAAACTTACTAATAAAGAAAAAGACATTCTGAATTTAGCTTTGACTAAGTTGGACGAATACTATGATGAACGTGAAAAAACGTGTAGAGAGTTCAAATGGATATGCAAGGATTATTTACCACAAGCAGGTGATGGGTATGTATCAAATAAAAACGTTTTTGATATTCAAGATAAAACTATCGAAGATATTAAAAAAGCTAAAGAAGAATGTCGTCAAACGATAATGAAATTGATTAACGGTCTTTAGCATTGCACCTAACGTTTTGCAAACTTGCGAAGGCAAGGATTTAGAAGTAATAATTTTCAATTTAAAACAAATATTCAAATGAAACACAGATTTTCAATTAACCAATTAACCCTTGCTTTTGCAAGTTTGTTGTTGTGCGCTGTTTTTTTATTCAGTTGCACTCAACCAAAAGAGCGTAAAATTAGATTTTCAGAAGATGAATTATTAACACTTACTAGACGTGCATTCTTGGAAGGATACAAAGCTGCGCTTTTGAACCAACACGAGGACACGATTTGGGTTAAATTATCAAGTGAGTACAGTGAGCCTTTTAAATAGCGCACAACGGACGGCGTGTATGGGAGGTTGCGCCGATTCAAGACTAAACTTCCAAAAATTACTAATCTTTAAATTAAAAAATTATGTTTAAAAAAATGCCTAATGCAAGCAATCTACTATACACGATGTTAGTAGCTGTTCTTTTTGTCGGTTGCGCAGATGCCACAGACCACAAAAAATGTTTAAATAATGTAAAGTCAATTTATCCAAAATCGATTGTTTATCAAGACCCTGAAAATCATTTTATATTCTTTGTCGTTGATAGTTTAGGACTGCGAAAAGTAACAACTCTAAATTTGAGTGATGCTAATGTAGATGGAGTGGTAGAGTTCCGATTGGTAGAATAGCTACTAACGTTTCGCAGGTATATTTAGTTGCGGACTTTGAAAACGAAAACTTTAAATTTAGATAAAATGAAAACAGAAGAACAAAACTTGAATGAACCACAGAACCCGCAATTGAATATACCTGTTGTTAGGCGTAGTTGTTCTAATTGTCAATTTTTTCAACACGAAGAAGTTGGTGATAGTGATTATGGTGCTGTTTACTCTGACGTAGCAACTTGCCAAAAATATTTAGACACTGACCCCGAAACAGAAGAAGATATACCAAACTTTGATAGAGAAATTGAGCGTGATTGCTGTGAGTTTGATTTTTGGAAAGTTGTGGAATTGGACGATGAACTTTCTGAAAAAATTAGTGAGGATAACGGAAACCTTGATAATGCCTATAAGCTATTTAAGGAACGTTACAATTACGCCTAACGTATGGTGCTATGAGCAGGTTTGCCTTGCAGAAATGTTCAAATTTAGCACAAATGTTATTGGCAAACTTGCTTATAGCACGTGTTATGTGCCGTTTTTTATTCACAAATCAATAATTATGAACTGGAAAAGATACCGTTTAAAAACTTATGCTGTTAGCGACAACAGACCGTTAATCTTCAATCCTAAATATCCTTGGTGGTGTTCAGGTTATGGGGAAGATGATAGAGGTGAATACTCTGTAATAATTGCGTATTTACCAAAGGATGAAGATTTACTAAAGTATTGGGATGATGCTTTTGATGTGGAATTTACAGAAGAAGAAAGCATAAGTTTTTCTGATAGATTCCCGAAGCCGAGTTACTTCGTGTCTTAAAATGGCGCATAACGTTTTGTAGCTTGTTGCAGTGGCGTGCAAGTAAGCGAGTAGTTTCGGTTTAAAAACTATAATAACAGAGAAGCCAAAACATTAAATTAAACAACAAACCAGCCATTGCTACAAACTACCGTTATAGTTAGTGGCGGTTTTTAAAACTGAAAGTGTTATGAAACTTACTTTAGCAATTAGGAATAGATTAAAACAGCGAAAACACATGGAATTATTAGTTAAAGAACTTGAAAGAGATATTGAAGAAGCTTTGAGAATTAAAACACGTTACGAACAAACTATTAAAACATTAAATTTTGAACTTAACGCTTGGGATAAATTTTCTTCTGAAAACAAAACGTAGCCATTGACTATAACTCCCAAATACACGCAACAAAAATATTACAAAAACATTATAAAACCTTTATACAAATCCACAAAACAAAAAAAATGAAAACACTAATTTTCCTACTAATCGCAAACTTAGGACTTGCACAATCTTTAACCCCTCAATTCGGCATACATTGGACTGGCGGCATGACTTACGATAATGATCATGAAGCACCAAGCGCACAAGTCGGTCTTATCTACACTCCAAAAACGCCCGACTTAATAATGAGTAATATTGGGATAAACGCTAATTATTACTATGATTTCCTAAATGAAATCCCTTCTAAAAACAATACAGATTTCTATGTATTGAGATTGCAATTTGCGAAAGAAGTTGCCGAGTGGTGGAATTTTACCTATTACGTTGGATATACCAATACATTTGATAACAACATAACCAAATCTATTACCGGAGAATTTAAGACTAATTTAGCGTACGGTATAGGGGTTCAAATTACCGATCCACAGATCACAAGTGAGCTACTTTACGAAAATATAGCAGGATACCCGTATCTATCTGTTGGTGTTAATGTTAACTTGGGTAATTTGCTCAAAAAAAAGACCTCAAAAGTTTATCATTAATAAACAAATTACTACATTTGTATTCTAAATAGTTTTTTTTCATATGTTTTTTCCCCGACTGATCTGTTTTGGTCGGGGTTTTTAAAAAGAAATTTTATATCTGTTAGGTTACTAAAAAATATGTTTGGACGAGGGTTCGATACCCTCCACCTCCACAATTCGAGTTAAGTTAAAATTACCAAGAAGTTCGACTGAGCAAGGTCAGTCAAATTGGGGGTGAATGGATTCGACAGCATAGTGATTTTTAGTGAATAGGATATTTTATTATACAAACGGCGAAAATAAAAGCCTGAGAATGGTAGCGTAAGGCAATTATTCCGAAAACTTCCGGTGAAGTAATAGTAGCCGGATTTTATTAAAAAGATATGCCGAAATGCAAACATTGTTTAACGAAATTCGAAGTAAAGTTTTTTAATCAGAAATTTTGCATCTTAAATGATGATTGCCGTTCCGCTGCCACTCAATATGCAATAGAGCAAAAGGAAAAGAACTTTAAAGTGTATCGGGCAAAAGACACAAAGGAACGGAAAGAAGCGTTATTAAGCAAGAAGCAATGGTTGGATATTGCGCAGAAGGTCGTTAATACGTTTATACGATTAAGAGACAAAGGTAAGCCTTGTTGCGCTTGTGGTAATAAAATTAAAGGCGTTGTTCACGCTTCACACTATTTAAGTCAGGGGAACCATTCAATAGTAAGATTCCACGAAGATAATATATGGTCCGGCTGCTATAAATGCAATGTTCAGTTATCTGGGAACCTCATAGAATATCGAAAAAGACTATTATTAAACATAGGCAAAGACCGTTTGGAATGGTTAGAAGATAACGGAAGGAGGGAGAAGAAATGGGAAATTGACGAGATCAAAGAAATAATAAAAGTTTATAAAGAAAAGATAAAAGGGTTTACAAGTGGAGCGACCAAGAATTAGAAAACATAAAACAAAAATATAAACTATGAAAATTAAGATTAAAAAACTATCGGAAAATGCGGTCATTCCTAAATATGCAATGCATGGAGACGCTGGCATGGATTTAACGGTTACAGATATTGAAATTGTAGATCATTATCATGTCAAATATAAATTCGGAATAGCTATCGAGATTCCACTCGGTTACGTTGGATTGGTTTTCCCTCGCTCATCAATTTACAAACAAGGTCAAATATTGACTAATTCAGTTGGGGTAATAGATAGTGGTTACAGAGGTGAGATTTGCGCTGTAATGATGGGGAACAATTCTGATTTATCATATAAAGTTGGAGACCGTGCAGCGCAAATAATGATTATTCCTTACCCTCAAATCGAGTTCGAAGAAAGTAATGATTTAAGCGAAAGTGAAAGAGGTTCGGGTGGCTATGGTTCAACGGGAAATAATTAAGGCTATGAAAAAGTATATTAAAACTGTAATATTTCAAATCGGAGTCGATGTTTTGGGATTTCCACAATTTTATAAACACGAAGTACAAGATTATAAGTTTGAGGAAAAAAAATATATTACAAAATATCACAAATCTTTTCATCAAACAAAAAAATCTTACAATGAATTAAGATTATGGCATATTAAAAACGCATTAATACAATGACACTCGAAGAAATCCAGGCTAAAACAAGAGTAATAGCATAACAATAAATAAATTATGGCAAGATTAACAGAATATAATCCCCAAATATGTGAAGAGATATGTGATCGTATTGCAGATGGTGAAAATATTATTGCTATTTTAGAATCTGTTCAAGAATATCCTTCATGGTCTACATTTAGACGTTGGAAAAAAGACAATGAGGAATTACAAACACTGTACGTAAGCAGTCAGCAGGATAAAGCCATATCAATTGAAAATAAAATTGATTTCTATATGGATAAATTAGCGAATGAAACTATTGAATCATCAGCAGCAAATGTTTTAATTCAGACGCTTAAATGGAAAATGGCTAAGTTTTATCCTAAAGTATTCAGCGATAAAGTTGACGTTACCTCAGGCGGTGATAAGATACCCCAAGCGACCGCAATTAATATTGGAATCGTAAAACCTTTGGAAGATTAAAATAAAAAATGGCATATAATAATAAACATAAATGTCCTATAAAAAGAGCTTACTATCAACAAGTCTGGGATATAACCGAATTGAATAATAAGAACGTTAAAAATATAGAATTACGAGGTTTAACATTCCATTTAGATCATATTATACCTATATCATTCGGGTTTTATTATAATATATCCCCTAATATAATTGGAGATGTTAATAATCTTAGGATAGTTTCATTTAAAGATAATTTTAATAAAAACCAACAGATTACAGAAGATGTTAAATTAAAGTTTATTCATTTTGGTATTAATCCAGAAAAATTAGTGAAAATAGACTATAAACCTAAAGTTTCTAAAAAAAATGTAACAATACCGAGTAAGCAAATAAATGTTTTAACCGAAAACCAATCCTCACTTCTATATTACACACGTGAAAACCAATCAGCGTTACGTAAAGTAGCGAAAATAAATAATCCTTTATTAATAGTAGTTTAGTCAACATTACCCACTCGTGGGACATAAAAATAAAATGAGTAGTATAGACTTTCAAGCTTCAATAGTTTTTCAAGATGTTTGGAACGCTTTAAATTTAAAAGATGATAAGGGCTACCACGTTTATAAGTTAATATTGGAAGAGGGTTCATCACGAAGTACAAAGACTTGGAGTAATTTTCAGGTCTTATTTTTATATCTATACGAGAATCCAATTTCATCTGCAACGGTATTAAGAGATACGCAAAAGAGTTGCCGGGAGATTGTAGAGAAAGACTGGAAAGATTGGTTAAAAGACCCTATGGTAAGGAAAAAACAATTTGAAGACGGTAAAATTACTTTACAACAATTCGACAAACTTATAAAAGAAGAAAACTTATCTCAGTATTTTATAGAGAATAAAACTAATCACACTTGGACTTTTAAACATAACGGTAATTTTCTAAGGTTTACGGGTTTAGATGATGAAGACGATGCAATGGGAATGACTCAAACATTATGCTGGATTAATGAACCTTATAATTTTTCTCACGAGGTTTACCGACAATTAGCGCAAAGATCCAAAGTAATTCTCTTCGATTGGAATCCGAAGCAAAATCACTGGATTGAAAAAGAAAAGTTAAAGGATAGCACTTTCATAAATTACTCTACTTTTTTGGATAATCCTTTTTTAAGTTCAGAATCCCGAAATCAATTATTATCATATCAGCCGATTAAATACGCTTCATCAGTTCAATTTAAATTTATTACAGAAGCCGAAGCAAAGAATTACGACTTCGATTCAAACCCTTTAGAACTTCCAAAAAAGGAGTTAAAAGAATTACAAAGAACGGTTTACAATGAGAAAGTAAAATCAGCTTCTGAATATCACTGGTTAGTGTACGGTCTTGGTTTAAAGTCGGAAAAACCGAATAAGATTTACAACGGGTGGAAAGCGATAACTTTAGAGCAGTACAACGCAATTGATGAGCGAGAATATTTCGGTTTAGATTACGGATGGGCAAAACCTACTGCATTAGTTGGCATTAAATACGATGGTGATAAATCTTTCTATGTTCGTCCTGCACTTTATAAACCTATGAACGAAATGAAAGGCGCAACGGGTTTGCCTATTCCCTTGGGTGAGTTTTTAATTGCAGCAGGTTTTCCTCCTGGAAATGTTACTTATGGTTGGGCGGATAGTTCCGACAAAGAAGCCGGAAGTGAAATAAGCACGACAAACGATCTGCGAACTAATTATAATCTAAATATTATTCCGACATCAAAGCCAACTTATAAAGCACGTTGGGAATTTTTTACGAATATGAATGTTTTCTTTGTGGAAGATGAAAACTTTGAGTTTGAATATGATAATTACGAGTTGGAATACATTAACGATACGCCGACTGGAAAGCCAGTAAAAAAAGACGATCATTATATGAACGCCTTTGAGTATGGAGGGTGGGGTGTTAAGGATTATTTAGGTATTCAGATTTAACAATTTTTAACCAAAATGCAAAACAAATGATTTATTTATTATATTTGTATAAATATTATTCCAATTGGATAAAAAAATAGGTTTATTAGGGAAGTTAGATTTAGGTATTCAGGCGTTTAAATCAGCGTTTGGATCGAGTGAACAACCTAATTACGTTCAATTAGCAGATGGCACACATACTTACGGATTGGAAAATATGGGGTTTTTGTCAGCTTTTGGAATTGGAGATTCTTATTTTAAATCACAACAAAACTTTAAATGGTATTATGAAAATATCGGTTTCTACGGAGATTGTTTAAATCTTTATGCTGATATTGCTTCCCAAGTTCGCATTATGGAAATTGATGCAGCTGGAAATGTAGTTGAAAATTCAGACTTTGTTAAATTATTAGATCAACCCAACGAATGGCAGGACGGAATAGCTTTCATAAAAGAAATGGTTATAAACACTCTTTGCAACGGAATAAACGTACAGTACGGCGACTTTTTCAAGAACGGAAATCTAAAGATGAATCCAAGTCTTTATAATATTGATTTTTATAATTTATCTTTTCCTAAGATTAAGAACCGATATAAATTAAAGCGGTCAGATATTCAAGAACTTACTTTTATTGAGCATTTAGAGAATGGCGAAAAGCGATATTTAAAGCATTATGAATTGGCTTTTATTTACGATACTATTTCAAGACAAGGAAACGGAAATAAAGGATATGACTCTTCAAAGTTTTTAGATCCGATTTCGAGAGTTCAAGGTATTGCTAAGGATTTACAGATTATGGATAACACCGCCGATACAATGGCGTTTTTATCAGGTAAGAATGTAAACTGGATTATCAGTAAAAAAAATAATGCGGGACAATTAGCTCCGCTTTCAGGTGGTGAAAAGTCGCAAATAGAAACTAATATTTCTGGAAATGGTAAATATGGCACAAGACGAGGGAAGTCTGATATTATTGCAACAAATGAAGACTTACAAGCATTAAATATTCAGCGCGACAATCGTAAAATGCAGATGACAGAAATGCAGAATAATGCTAAAGAGAATATTCGCGTTCGTCACAATATCCCAAGAGATCTATTAGATGCATTTACAGGTTCTAATTCTGGAAGCACTTACGAAAACCAAACTACCGCAGAAGCGAGATTTGCATTAAGCAGCGTTAAAAACATAACTGATTCATGGCTTTATTCTTTGGAAAAGAAAAATAAAACATTATTTGCAGACAAAGGTCATAAATTAATTGGCAGTTACGATCATATGGCTTCGGTTTCGGTTGTTAATACCAAACTAAAGAATGAAGGATTTGACGCGAAAGCGAAAGCATTAATTTCTTTTTTAGATGCTTTTGAAAAATCCAAAGCATTAGGAATTGAATTAAACTACGAAGATTTTTTAAGTGACAATGGATTTACTGAATTTATTAAACCACAAAGTACAGAGTAATGGGAAAGCTACAATTAAAACAGATTGAAGATTTAT